CCGAGATTAAGGTTTCCCCTTAGCCTCGATGTTTTTCTTCCTTTGTTTTTCCTTTTTGTTTCTTTAACCATATTATTTAAGACCTCTGAATGTTCTACCGTTCAGAAGCCTGAATTTTGTGGGCTCTCACGAGTAAAGAAAGAAAAGGACGACGTAGAAAAGGTTAAACTAAGCGGTTTATACCCTTAGATCCCATCTTATCCCCGCTGCGGCGGGGAAGGGCTTCGCACGGCCTTAATACTGTGCGTCCTGACTTAGCCACAAATCACCCTGATGAGGCTAAGACGAAACTCCATTCGTGGAGTTGGTGTCGATTGTGAAGGAGTAGGAGGTGTATTCTGCGGTTAAGCTGATGCATTGAAAGGGAGGAAGTATGGATAGGTTTCACCTCTAACAACCAGAGGAAGTTGCTCGGCACTTGACGGTCTAAATCCCGTGTTGAAAGTGGCAAGGCGAGTTAAATGGAACTTGAAATATTGTACTGCTGAGTAAGTGTAGAGGATGCTGTCCAAAGTGTTACTAATCCGCAATCTCGGATTTGGGCTTGGCCTAAAAATGAGCTACTCTAGACCTTGAAGCATTCAGGTGGGTATGCTTTTGCATGCCAAAAAGGGAAGCGCATAGGTTTCGAACTAATGATTGGCCTGTGGGTTGGAACTAATGATTCCCCACGCGCGCACGCTCACTGGGCTTCGGTGCCGGTGAGGTACCCACCAACTGGACTTCTTAAGATTAACTAGAAGCTAGTAACATGTCTCGATTTACGCTATTAGTTATCGAGCTCCCCAGGGGGCTCAATTTTAAAATCGAGCGTACATTCGTCCGCGATGACGTTAAACTATTACCTCGGTGGCTCCGATAACAGCTGCTGGCCCAGTGGACCCCGCTGGTGCTGGCTCGTTCTAGGGGTTGGTGTGACCGGTATTATGCTCTCTAGCTTCCTTCGGGTTGTACTTCGGTTTAAAATTGAGTATACGATTTCTCTGAACTTGGGTTTTACCAGGGTGTGGCTAGGATACGATGTGGGATCCTCCTAGTTGCTAACGTAGGCTACTCCCCTCACGCTTCGGCGGTGCGGTAGTCGAACGTGCCGTAGGTCGCTTCGGCGGGCGCGGTGGACAGACTGACAGGAGAAATTTTCCTATATAGGAACGGCGAAACAGTCGGCCCGCAAGGGTGTGCCTTCTCACGAGAATGCGAGCGCCACCTCCGTAACTGGCAAACTTGATGCGGCTAAGACCCGTCCCTCTTCCGTTGCAGGCGGAAAGGGTAATACCATTACTGCACCCCAAGGTTGCTTAGGCCTTAAAACTAAGCGTGTCTACCGACGTGGCGGTTGGAAGACTGTTGAGATCCCCTCTGCCCCGGTTGCGCCCCGGTCTGGCGCTATCCCCAAGCACAAGTGTCCAGAGGACGACTCTTGGTGCCCCTGCCTCGGTCCTCGTTTCTCCGGTGCTCGCGCCCGGATTATCCAGCGCGCGCCCCCCTCCGCCACTTGGGCTAAAGTGGCCACCCAACCAAAATCGGCTTGCGCTGATTGCGGTTCTCCCTTCTCTCCTCCTGCGGTGCGTGCCCTTAAATGGGACAGCGCCAAATTCTGTTCTTCTCGGTGTGAGGAGAACAGCATCCCAGAGTCATGGGCGGATGACTCTGAGGATGATGAGGACGGTGAAGTTTTCCCCCCGCTTGCGGCTGCTGCGCCCAAGCGCCTCTCGGTTCCTGCGCCCGCCCCGCTCCCCACTCTTATGTGGACGGAGTCGGAGGGCATCTCTCTCTGGCGGCCCACCACTAAGGGCACCCCGGCGCCTGCTGCCGTAAGTGAGGAGCCAGCCGCTGCTTTGGCCCCAGCCTTGGACGCCTCTTTTGAGGAAGTGTTGGAGTTTGCGCTCCTACACTCTGAAGAAGGGCGCTCCCCTGATGACGAGGATCTCAATCCTTGCATCAAATGCGGTGCCTGTGAGCAGCCGCCTCTGCCCGACGAGAAATCGTTGTGCGGAGAATGTTTGGACTCGATCTACGAGTCTTACTCCCCTCCTCAGCATGAGGTTAAAGTGCCGACCACTCCTGTCCGTGCCCCGGACTTTTCTTGGGCGCGACATGAGAATTTCTTTCCTCCCCCTGCTGCAGTTCAGGTTTCAACTGCTTCGAACGTGAGTGAGCGCGTTCCTTCGCTGGTGTCTGCGCCCCCTAAGGCTGCATCTAAGGTGAAGAAACAGCGATCTTCACGAAAGAAGACGGTTTCCTTCGCTCCCCTCCCCCTCCCCCTAAATAGGTGCACTGCACTTATTCTACACCCAGAGCGCTTTTCTAAGGTAGCTACTAAGCCTACCTTTCTCGAAAAGCACGTCAGAGTGTGGACTCTGAACAAGGATGGGTCTCGTGCTTTTAGCACAGTTCACCCTGTTCGTTTTCTTTGGGTCTTCGGGAAACTGAAGTACCACATTCTCTTCCCGGAGAATGCCCACCGGCAAACCCCCATTGCTGGTGAGATTGGCGTGTGCTCTTCTGAAGAGTCACGTCTTGGGATGTTGATGCGCAGGGCGGCTAGCATCACTTCCCCATTCCTTTCCGATCTCCCTGGATTGGTACAGAGTATGGGCGTTGAGCCCGTATTTTCGGTCCGACCAGTCGGAAAATGCATCGTCCGGCGCCGCAGGGCACATGCTCCTCGCCTTCCCAGCCACCACAAGCCAAAATTCTCGTCAGCATATGACGATGATTTAAGTGCCTGGGTGGTTGACCCCTGGCCAGTGAGCCTATGTCCGGCTGACGGCAATCTCCCTGCCCTACCTATAATGCCTACACCTCCTCTACAAACTAAAGCCGAACCCAGGTTTATGCCTGGTGGTTGGGAACGTGTCTGCAAACGGGAACGCCGCCCGTCTAGGTCTTATTTTCCTAAGTTCGCACTACCACTCTCTGCAGATAGAACGGTTGTGCACAAGCCTAAGCCTAAGGTTAAAAAGGCTAAAATCGAGTGTACTCCAGCCTCCCCTCGCCGCTCCAGATACCGCTCACCTCCCAAGGTTAAGCGACCTGATATGCGCGTCGGTGTTGCTTGGTGCCCACGCCCGGTTTATTCACCTTTTGTTTCTGACGGCAAAGGTTTGGAACGCCTAGCTCACGTTATACGAGCCATTCTTTCTGGCACACCACGTCACACACGGCGGCGTGGTGCCACTCGCTCTCCTACCCCTATTCTCCGCTCGACAATCAAGTCTTGCATGGACGATTTACTTTCCCGCTTCGACCCGACATTAGCCACGACATTATTCGCTGAACTTACTAAAGTGAGAGGCGTTACTGCGCTGGCTCATAATCGGGCCATGCATGCGGGCAACGGTAACATCGACGGCATTGAGAGCACCCTTGTTTCCAGTAACTACCAAATAGCTGGTGAGGTGACTACCTCTGCTAAAGAGCATTTGGGTGGTGCTATCCCCGTTTTGACTGAATCTTTGTTCAGCATTTCTAATGGGACGCCTGCCCGTATCAACGTTGACTCTTTTGATGATACTATGTTACGTCACCGCTTTGGTCTCTCTGGACACACGACCGATCATCAGACTCTCACGCCCCTTGTTGGGTGCATGACCGCTCCAAATCGGTATTTACGCTCCTTTCCTCTTGGTTCTGGTAGATTGCCTATTGACGCGCATTCTGATACGGTAGTCCGTATTTTAGCTAGTGCACGTAATTCAATCCGCTCAGTCGTCGAACGCATGCCTACGCGTAAAAACGCGGAATTAGGTGGGCCTACTGAACTAAAAAGTAGTGCAGTTAGCGCCTACTGGATGCACGATCCTGAGATTGAAGCTCTCAAACGTGCTGATGCCGCCCTCATCAATCGTTTTGCTGGTACTCGGGGTAACAGAGTCATTCTCGGTTGGGAAGCTCAGCACCTTAACCGTGCAGGAGCTTTCAGGACCATGGCGTTGGCTGATTCTGAAGGTGGATCGTATTATAGGTTTATGGCACGTCTGTGGACGTACTTTGCCCTTGATTGCATCTCCTCAGCTTCAGAAACAACTTGGGGTCCTAACAACTCCAAACGCTGGACTCTTACTAACGCCATTTTGCCAGCGGATATCGCTTATAACCCTAATGGCCAGCGGGTTTCGCAGCGTATATCTCTTATCCCTATTGGTGCTCGGCTGAATCTCGGTGCCCCAGGTGCGGTGAATGTCAACCCAGAGGAACTTCTTATGGGTGAGAATTACTATCCTGACGCCATCGCCGAATTATCTGCTGGCCAAGCTCATTTCCTTGACGTTGAAAATATGAATGACGAAGAAATCCAGTTAGCCATCGTGTGCCTTACGGCTAAGGATGAGCAATTCCGAGTTTCTTGGCACCATACTGCCACCGATGTCCGTTATGAGGCATTGGTTGACAGGTGGCATGAAGCGCCTGATAATGTGCCTAATAAAATTTATTTGCATTACGGTGCACGCCCTTGTCCTACACAGGCGGCAGCCGAAACTCTCTTATTAGGTAGAGCTGCAAATAGAACTGATCCTGGCCTTCCAGCCCTATCTCCCTGGGGTAAATACTACACCAGAGGACTAGTCGGGCGTCTTATTACTCATTTTATTCGCAAGCACCACTGTGCTGCTGATGCTTGGAATGCTTTCGATGCAGTTATATATCGCTTTGGGGGTTATTCTGCTCTAGATCTTCCTTCTACCAGAGCAAATGCTAACGGCGTGCCGCTTTCTGCATTCGGCGAGCGTGGTTTCAAGTTCCCACCTGATGTCACCATCACTGGATATTTTGATACATTTAGATATCCTATGTCAATGGAATCTGACGCTCCTGATGTTTTGAAGGTCCTTAATGGCACCTCAAGTGCCCTATGCTGGACTGGCTTCTACGCTTGTCACGCCCTAGCTTCTTCTCTGGCGTGGCCGGCTTATGCTTTCTCCATGCGCCAAGAAGAGTGGCAGTACCTTGCTAACCCTCTACCTGCAGCTAATGAATATCTAAAGAATCATGTTTCTGCTTTCACAAAAACTTTATATTCTACTGAGCTGAATCCTTGGACTGCCATGGTTGCTAAATCTTGTGCGTTCATGTACTCATTTTCCCCGTGCTCTTTCACTTTGATGACTACAGCGCAACTAGTAGAACCTCTTTTCCTTGATAACTGCGTTCCATGGCTTGCAAATCCATACCACTCTATGTGGATGGTTAAGTACATCCCTAACTTTATGGTATTGCCCGGCGAAAATGAAGTACCTTCATGGCCGGATAATCAACCTAAGCCGGTTTTCTCTGCTTCGGAATCATCCCAACCACGCGTACGTCTAGCTCGAAACCTGCATTTATTTACCGGACGTGCCTTCGTACAAGATGGAGGCATGATGGCGAACGCTCAGTTCTACGCAGCAGCGCCGCACGCAAGGGGAACATTCAGAAGTGACCCTGGTGAGGTAGCTGGTGTTCCACTTTCCATTGGTGTCTGGAACTCTCCTTTCGAATATGAGTGGCCAACCAACCCGGTTGAATTTGCACCAGTTTATTTGGGTGCGGCCGGAACCCTTTTCGGTAACGCTTTGTTACCAGGTTCTTTGCAATCATATTCTGTTAGAGCTAATCGCATCCGAGCTATCGGTGTGCGCATTAACCAGGCTAACTGGACTTCTGCTGATGCATTCACTGATATGACGCTCGAGAAGCGCCAAGCTGGTGTTGCTATCAGATATGTTATGCCAGCGCCATTCAAAGTGGAGTTACCGCCCGTTAACCAATACACTACTCTCATTTTTACTGATGTAGACACTGGTTACTACCGCAATATGAGTATTGTCCAGGGCTCTGCTACCGCTTCTCTCTCGTTAGAAACACCATCTACTTACACTGCCACAACTGCTGGCTTTGCCGCTGAGTTGGCTAACCACAACGCGCCCAACATTCTCCCGTCTGCGCTCGCCAACCACAATTCTCCACACGCCCCAGCTCCGGATGGCTCTTTAGCTCAGCACTTGCAATCTAGTACTGCCGCTAGGCGACCAGCCGCTCCTATTGTGCGCCCCAGTCGACCAACCCCGAAAGCTAGTGCACGGCAGGCGCCAGCCTATACTGCACCTGGCGAATGGATGGCTGTTGCTAAGCGCACAGCAAAGGAGGTTAAACAGTTCAACACCAAGCGTGCTGAAGCGGCTGCCGCTCGTAAGCTACAAATTGAAGCTGACAGCGCCGCGGCCGTTGCAGCCAGCTCGAAGCGCACTGTTGAGGAGGTAGCCGTTCCAGAGCCTTTAGTTGCTCCTGCTGTTACTACTCCAGTACCTGCTACACGGCTACCAACTAGGTTAGTGCCAGGTCAGAAGCGTGCCTCTGTTAGGTCTGGAGCTTCGATTAGTAGGCCAGGTGTCGCGGCTACTTATACGCCTAAAAACCCGACTAACCTAAGCCAGTTAGCGCCTAAGATGGCGGCTGCTATGGCTCCGCCCCCAGTTAAGTCATCACCCGGTGCTTGGAAAGTCTTACCGCCCAAGGTAAGTTCGTTCCCGAGTGCCAAGAAGATGTATGTCGCAAGCGAAACAGCAGCACTGCAATTGAAGGCAAAAGCGTCTAAGCTGCAAGATGATGTTAATGCTTACCACATGGCTATCGTTGAAGCAGCTGATAAATGGGATAACTCATACAACGAGGCTCTCACTGACGTTGCCCTTCCTGCACGCGGTGAAATACTCTCCAACCCTAACAGAGTTATCGCCACGCCAATCGTCGCGGCTGATGAAGTCAACGACGGCGCTGCGATTGAAGTCCAAGCTAATTGGGCTCCTGACCCTAGTGTTACTACTCCTGTAGTTGACGGCGTTATCTTGAAGGGGCGTGACGCTAAAGTTGGCGTTCTACCAGTTAGCTCGGGTAGTGGCTATGTTACTGCCACTGCTGCGGATGACTGGCAAGATTTTGACGCGGCCGGCTTAGACGTTGATGGAGCTGATCCGCCGCCTTTAAACTAGTATGGAAGTCTGGAGGTTACCCTGGCGCACTCCAGCGCTTCCTTTACATATCTGATCTTTTGTATTCTCCAGAATTAATCTTCTGGTTTAAAAGATCTATTTCCTTTGCTCAATATTTTAAAGAACGCGGGGACCATGTTCACATGGTTAACGCGTTGCATAGATTAATGAAACCCCTTGGTTTTATTAAATTGAGCGATAGGAATCCGCGCCCCAATTTTGTACCTAATTTCACTCGCATGGTGACTCATTTTAATTTAAACGACGCGCCTCTTGATCCGTGCGACGCCTTGATCCGGTACATTTTATTGTCTCCTGCGCCTAGCGAAATATGGCAACTGGCCCCTGCTATTCTATTTTGGAACGATATTTTACTACCCTTCAAGGAGTGTCTCCGATTCACGATGGCACCAGCACCCGTTAACTGCACTTCATCTATATGTGAGCGTATCCTATCTCGTTATCCTACAGTTGAAGGGCGTGCCGGTGGCAAAACCAATTTACATTTACCTGATTTACCATTCCACCCAGTTGTTAGCCCTCTTGGACGTATCACAATCTCTATGATTGTCGGCGGTGACGATAATGATTGGGAAGAAACTGCAGCGGTTGCTCTGATTTTAGCTGACCAATTTTCAGAATTGATGGGCTCTATGTTTATACCATTTTTACATAATCATAAGCATTTTCTTTCGCTACCTCTCCTCCAGTACGTTAAGTTCTTAAAAGCTGTGCATACAGGTGTTCGTGTGACAAGAACTTTTGTTACTTCAGATTCCGGTGAAATTCATCTTACACGTGATCAGTCCAGGTTGTTATATGGGATTGATTGCATCACAGGACGTTCAGAGCATCTTAAACATGACATTGTCGATGAGATGCGCATGCGTTTAGAAGATCCAAGCATTAGATGTCTTCCTACTATCACTAAATCTGGTCTCGCCTGGTCTAGTCACGCTGCTTACCGCCATGTTGTGCAAGTTTGCTGTGATGAAGCAATTGATTCAGCTCTCTCTGACAAAGTAGACCCTATCTCATTTGAAGATTGGTACGCTCAGCGTATGCACTGGGCAGCTAGCGGAGGTGCCCCTGGTGCTAGAGTCGTATGGGATGTTAATGCACCAGCTGAAAGGATGAACAAACGCGGTGCGCTACTAATTATACCCGAGTCGCATATACGAGAGATTCTTAAAGTTAGCTGTGGTGCTGTACTCTGGTCAAAAGCTTCTCTTAAATATGAGAATGGTAAGATACGAGCTATATGGAATACGAGTGTCGAGCACTACGTTATACAGGCATACATCCTTGACATGTTCGAGAAAGCTCTTGCTCCTAACACCTGGGATACTTCGGCTAATAACCTTGAAGCTAAGTTTACTGGTGATATAAGAAGGTTAGTCAATCTCAAATTTAATACTGGTGTTATGTGGGATTTTTCTGATTTTAATATTAATCACACCCAAGAAAGCATGGCCGATCTTTTCGGTAGTGCTGTGCGTGGTATTTCTCGGCGTTTAGATGTCACCCGTAAAGATGCATCCTATATACGCAGAGTAAAAACTGATCTCGACGCCTGTTTACAATGGGTTTTAGCTGCTAGGTTTAATACGATCTTAGAAGATCCAGAGAGTGGGTTAATCGCGCGCGTAGTGCGTAGTATGCAATCGGGCGAGCGAGCCACAAGCTTTCAGAATACTTATCTATCTAGGGTGTACTTCTTAGTAGTTCACAAATGGGCCATGACTCATATTGGACGCCCGCTGTTACACAATGAGTCAGCGCATTTGGGTGATGACGTCTTTGCCACATCTGCTAACGTCACTGATGGGGTTATTGCTTGTATCCTATATAATTTATTAGGTTACGCCGGACAGCTGTTTAAGATTACTGTTGATTATTCTGAACGTGGCGAATACTTGCGTCTAAACTATGATTCATCAGCCGCTAAAATTGCAGGTTACCCTGTTCGTAGCGCTATGGGTTTAATTGGGGGCGAATTTTTCCGTGATTCGGTCGTTGATCCTGGTGATCGTGCTAGCGCTTTCATTGACCAGTACAGTAAAGTGGTCCGGAGATCTGGACAAATAAAGAGCCAGCTGCTCACCACACTTATTAAACGTAACTGTGCAGTTATGTACACTACGTCTGGTGGTGTGAAGAAATCAGTTGTCCCTAATCTCGAGTTACTACTAGCTCCATCGGCATTAGGCGGATATGGAATCAGCAAACCATTTGGCGACAGCGGTAAGATGGTAGGTGGCGATGCAATTTTGACTCGACTTCCAGCAACTCCGCTGCTCGGTTCTATATGTGATGTTGCCTTAGTTAGCGTCCAGACCATTTTCTGTTTGGTCATACCTAGCGGCGAAGGGAAAACAACACTGAAAACTAAATATCCCAATCTATTTGTAGACCACGACGACTTACATCAACCTGCAACTTGGCTCCCTCTGCTTAAAGCAGCACGGGCAACCAACAAGTGGGACCCAGTCACTACGTATAATATACATTGCGTTGAGTCAGCGCGTGACCAGATTGCTGGTAAGATTGTATTAACTTGGGGCAAGGGGCAAGTTCCTAGTTATTGTTGTTACTTAGGCACATTTATATTGACATCACCTACTAAAATACGCTCTAACGTTCAAAATCGCCAATCTTTGGGAGTCACACCAGCCACGAATACTTTCTCTTCATGGGCCAAACGTGATCAAGCTATCTTTAGAGCTATTGGCAATTATTTGAACGGTAATTCAATAGCTTTTTACCAGAAGAGTTATTCTTTAACTAGATTCACTCGTTCTGGCGGGTCGGTTAATCCACCGACTTATGAGCCACCGGAAGTGTCACACGACGTGTTCTTCGGAGCCAGGGCACGTCACTATAATAAGAATGCTTCATATCTTAGAGACTTTAAAACTATGCACGAGCTCGGAGTTGACGTGGCTAATAAGCAAATTCAACGTGCGATTTTAGTTTCCGCCTTGCCAGGTGCATTTCCAAAAAACAAAATTTCAGACTCAATTGCTAATTTTGCTGAGAAGCTCGATAAGTGGTTAGGTGGAGTGCAAACTTTAAATGAACCCCATGTGGTTTCTGAGCTGCCACCTGATACATTTTTATTAGCTAAAGATTTCTTTTTTAAGCAGTTTACATCACTAGGTGAGATTCTCAACTTTCCGCGTGATTACTATCACGGCCAAGTACATAGCTCACCTTATGGTTTTGAAGGTCTAAGTCTTTCCAATAATTTCGGAGCATTCGAATCCTTAATCTTGCCGTGCGGTTTCACATCCTCTGCTGCTCTCCAGGTCGCTTTGCATGAGCTTGAGCCTCTTCATCTACCAGGCATAGCTGGGAAGTGGTGCAGACTCGTGGCGGCTAGCAGAGCTGCTGCGGTTTCAAGAGCGTGGCTGTCATTCCAGCAGCAACTTTCAATCAACCAATTCTATTATTCTGATGCCAAAGTTTTACAGAACTTAACTAATTACTATGAAGGTAAATTATCCTTCTACCCTCCGCCATATACTGGATATGGCACTACTCCAACGTCTTTGTTCCGCGCGTTGGCTCTTAACTTTATGGAACAACACACTAACTTTCTCTCCCTAGATAGGCTGTCATTATACGACAAAGTATCCAGGCTTGAGTTGTTATGTGCTGATGCATTTACTACAGCTTCATTTATTCACTTTAATATACCATTAGCTTACAATGATTAAATTAATGTAGTGAGTGTATGT